ATTTAGAATTAGATCATAATTCACCTAAAACTGAATTACTTGATCCTTATACATTATCTGAAATAATAATACCAGATGTTAAAGAAGGAGATATTCTTTTATTTCCAAGCTATGTAATACATAGAGCACCAATAATTAATAATAATATTAGAAAAACTATTATATCTTGTAATTTAGATTTTATTGATCCTAACCCTAATTTAATAACTAAAATTAATAAAAATATATGAGCCCACATGAAGAATTAGTAGCACATGAGAAACTCTGTGCAGAGCGTTACGCTACAATACATAAAAGATTAGATCGCATTGAAGGAATGCTAGCTAAACTTATATGGACTATACTAGCAGCTCTTATTGGTTCTTTACTTGCAGTAGTATCTAGTGCTAAAGCTGAAACTAGAACTATTATTGAACAACGAGGTATGCCAGTACCTACAGCTATAGCTCCTTCTATATCAGCATACTCTCAAGACTTATGTGTAGTACCAGTAACTGGTGCTGTATCTGGTGGTATTATATCTGTAGCAGGTGGTACTGCTGTTGAGGATGATGGATGTCAACGTAGAAAATATGCAAAAGTTTTAAATGACTTAGGTCTTAAGGTAGCAGCCGTATCTGTAATGTGTGAAGATATTAAAGTATGGAATGCTATGGAGTTATCAGGTAGTCCGTGCCCTATTGGTGGAGCTACTGGAGTAGCAGCTAGATCTGCATGGTATGACTTACATCCTGAAAGGTTTACTAAATTATATGGCAAGGAATTTGTTTTGGTTGTTCCTCTTAACATGGAGTAGTTATGGATATACTTGGTATTGTACGTACACACCTGACACAAATGGTTACATGGTTGAAGAGTCACTTGAATGTTATGACATTGAAGAAGAAATGGCTATCACTCAATATTGGTGTGTTAACTATATGCCAGAAGATCCAATCTGTGGGAACTACTCTACCTGCGTTGATCAAACAGAACAAAGATCAATTAGTTGTACAGATCCAAACACAACTGGGATTATTAACCAAGCACGTTTCTACACATGTGCATCAGATACATGGAGTCCTTGGCAAACTACGTCAGAAAGTTGTATCCCTAATCCCCCAACGTGTATTGAAGCTGTTGAAGAAAGGTCAGTAGAATGCGAACCTGGGTATCATGGATCATTAGTAGAGCAAAAACTTACGACATGCTCGACTCCGTACTCGGATCCAGTTCAATCAGCTTGGACTATGATATCAACATCATGTACCCTAAAAGCAGCAGATCCAACAAGCATAGAGAGCCCATTGAATCCAGTGTCACCCATAAATTCGTTGGATCAAAACTCCGTAGATGTAACAGTCCAGAGTGTAGAGACTGTGCCAATGGAACAGAACCCTGTAGAACAAGAGAATGCTATGCCCACAACAGAAGTGAAAGTCAAAACAGAAGAGAAAGCAGAATCAACGCAAGAGCCTCAGTCGCCAGAAACAAAAGACAACGAGGAAGTGGTTCCAGGATTTGGAGTCGTGCTTATGTTGAACACTTTGGAGACATTGAATAATATTTATGAACAACCAGTTGACGACTTTATAGGACTATATCAGGATGACTATGCCCAAGACCAAAACATTCTCTTTAACTTTATCCAATCAGATGATATTGGGAATCGTTTTGACAGTATTGCCAATCATCGGTGGGATCAGCTACATGGGGATCACCCTTTACAACGATATGGTTTCGGTAATTAATTCATATGATGAATCTAAAGTTAAAGAAATAGAATTAAAACTTAGTAGTCAGCAAGGACGTATTATAGAAATTATGGAACGTGCTATTGTAACACAAGAGAAAGCAAGTGATGCACTAGCATTAGCTAGAGAAGTAGCAGCAGAATCTAGAGGAAACCAACGAGAAGTAGAAGCTACATTATCTAGTGTAAGGTCAGAAGTTAATGCAAACTTAGATGGTATACGTGCAGAAATGAAAGCATTACGTAAAGCATCTACTAATCCACTAGGAAACTAATATGGGAATACTAACACACTTAATACCTATAGCACTTGGTTTTATTGCTAAACTTACTGCTATTAAATCAGCACAGGCACATGAGACACAGAAGATGATGATGGCTCAGTTTACTGCTAAGACAGAACAGATTGATAAAGCACGTGAACAGTCAATGCAAGAGTCACCATTTGCTGCATGGAATAGACGTATACTAATATTAGTTATACTTGCATTAGTAGCTGTATATCCATTAGCAGGAGTTTTTGGTGTTGATACAGTAGTTAAATCTACTTCAGAAGGAATAAACATATTAGGTCTCTTTAGTATAGGAGGAGGAGAATCTTTTCATACTATTAAAGGTCTATATAAATTTGATGAAATCTTTCAGTGGGCAACTATGATTGTAGAGTTTTACTTTGGTGGACAGCTCGCTAAACCTAACTAGGAGTATACATGGCTAAAGATCCAAGATTAGAACGAGCAGGAGTATCAGGTTTTAATAGACCTAAGAAAACTCCATCACATCCAACTAAGTCTCACGTTGTTGTAGCTAAAGTAGGAGATAAAGTTAAAACAATTAGGTTTGGACAGCAAGGAGTTCAGGGAGATAAAGGTAAAGGTAACACTGCTAGAAAAAGATCATTCAAAGCTAGGCATGCTAAGAATATTTCTAAAGGTAAAATGTCAGCAGCTTACTGGGCGGATAAAGTAAAATGGTAGCGACTAAAAAGAAAAGTACAGTAAACAAAGCAGGTAACTATACTAAACCTACTATGCGTAAGAGCTTATTTAATAAGATTAAAGCAGGTGGTAAAGGTGGTAAACCTGGTCAATGGTCAGCACGTAAAGCACAAATGTTGGCTAAACAATATAAAGAAAAAGGTGGAGGCTATAAGTAATGGCTTTAGCTAAATCACAAAAAAGTTTAAAAGCTTGGACTAAACAGAAGTGGAGAACTTCTGATGGTACTAAAAGTGAAGGAAAGAAACGATACCTACCTGATGCAGCATGGAAAGCTTTAAGCCCTGCTGAAAAGAAAGCTACTAACGCAGCTAAAGCAAAAGGTAATGCTAAAGGTAAACAGTTTGTATCACAACCTAAAAGTATTAAAAAGAAAACGGCTAAATACAGAAAGACTAAATGAGTCAGATTGATCAAATCAGAGAAGCAGCAGAGAATGATCTGCTGACTTTTATACGACTAGTAGCACCTCACTTAATGCTCGGTGCAATACATGAAGATCTTATTTCATGGTGGGCTAGACAAGATGCTAAAGAGAATCAGTTAGTATTGTTACCTCGTGGACATATGAAGTCAAAGCTTATAGCTTATAGAACTGCTTGGTGGTTAACTAAACATCCTGAGACAACAATACTATATGTATCAGCTACGGCTGACTTAGCAGAGAAACAGTTGTATGCTATTAAAAACATTATAGATAGCCCTATCTATCGTAGATACTGGAAGGATATGATACATACTGAAGAAGGTAAACGTGAGAAATGGGCAGTAGCAGAGATTGCAGTAGACCACCCTAAACGTAAACTAGAAGGAGTTCGAGATGCTAGTGTTAAAGCAGTTGGGCTTACCAGTAATACTACTGGGTTTCACGCTGATGTCGTTGTTCTTGACGATATTGTGGTACCAGGTAATGCTTATAATGAAGAAGGTAGATCCAAAGTTGCGTCAGCGTACTCACAGTTGGCTTCTATTGAAAACCCTGGTGCTCTTGAGTGGGTTGTGGGTACTCGTTATCATCCTAGAGATATATATGACACAATGGTTAATATGAAAGAACAAATCTTTAATGATGATGGTGAAGTAGAATCAGAAGATAATGTTTACGAGTTATTTCAAAAAGTAGTAGAAACAGATGGTGAGTTTCTTTGGGCTAAACAAAAACGAGCAGATGGTAAAGCTTTTGGATTTGATGCTAAAGAACTAGCACGTATCAAAGCTAAGTATGTAGACATTACACAGTTCTATGCTCAGTACTACAATGATCCTAATAACTCTGAAGCAGCTAATATAGCATCAGATGACTTTCAATACTATGATAGAGCTGTATTACAAAACAGAGAAGGTGACTGGTATATTAGAGATCGTAAGCTAAGTGTATTTGCAGCTATTGACTTTGCTTTCTCTTTACGTAAACAAGCTGACAGTACAGCACTAGTAGTTGTAGGTGTAGACCATCAAAGTAATTACTATGTATTAGACATAGATAGATTTAAAACAGATAGGATTGTAGATTACTATGATCATATTATTAGAGCTTGGGAAAAGTGGGGCTTTAGAAAGTTAAGAGCTGAGACTACAGTAGCTCAACAAACTATCGTAAAAGAACTTAAGGATAGTTATTTAAGACCTAATGGTATACCTCTTGTCATTGATGAGTTTAGACCTACTAGACACTTAGGTGACAAACGTCAACGTATATCAGCAGCACTAGAACCTAAGTACCATAACCAACAGATGTGGCATTATAAGGGTGGTAATTGTCAGGTCTTAGAAGAAGAACTATCACAAATACATCCACCTCATGATGACGTTAAAGATGCACTAGCTAACGCAGTAATGATTTCAGTAGTACCTAGACAAAGGTCTAATGGAGTTAGTATGATGTCTTCAAATGTTTTAACACACTCTCGTTTTGGGGGAGTATCTTACTAAGGAATATATATGGCAGGCAAAGTAGCACAATTTGAAAAGGCAATTAATCCAGATACAATGGCAAGAAACCTTGCTGAGTTGTACAACCAATGGTGGATACAAAGACAAAACAAAGAAACAGAATGGAGAGAGTTACGTAATTATTTGTTTGCTACAGATACTACAACAACTACTAACTCTTCACTACCTTGGAAAAACAAAACAACGCTACCTAAACTCACACAGATTAGAGATAACTTACATGCTAACTACATGGATGCATTGTTTCCTAATGACGATTGGATGAAGTGGGAGGGAGCCACTTTAGACGATAGCATTATTACTAAGCGTAAAGCTATTGAAGCTTATCTTAAAACTAAGATCAAAGAGTCTGGCTTTAGAGAAACAGTAGCTCAGTTAGTAGCAGATTACATTGACTATGGTAATTGCTTTGCTGATGTTACTTATGTTCATGAAGCACACATTGATCCTGTTACAGGTGAATCTATTACTACATACAATGGTCCTAAGCTAGTACGCATATCACCATTTGACATTGTATTTAATCCTACAGCACCTAGCTTTTCTGAAGCTCCTAAGTTTACTCGATATGTTAAATCTATTGGTGAACTAATGGCAGATGTAGAAGAGAATCCTACACTAGACTATGATCAAGGTGCTTTAGATAGAGCATTAGAAATTAGAAATAGTTTATCACAGTTTAAGATTGAAGATATTAACAAAGCTGAAGCATTTATTGTTGATGGCTTTGGTACATTACAAGAGTACTATCAGTCTGGTTATGTAGAGATCCTAGAGTTTGAAGGAGACTTCTATGACACAGTCGAGAAGAAACTACATAAGAATAAAATCATTACTATCTTAGATAGAAGTTATGTATTACGTGTTAAAGACAATCCATCATACATAGCACGTGATAGTAAACACCATGTAGGTTGGAGAAAAAGACCTGATAACTTATATGCTATGGGTCCACTAGATAACCTAGTAGGTTTACAGTATCGTATTGATCATTTAGAGAATCTTAAAGCTGATGCTTTAGATCTTACTATACATCCACCACTTAAGATTATGGGTGACGTAGAACCATTTACATGGGGACCAGAACAAACTATTCATATCCCTGAAGATGGTGATGTACAAGCTATGCCACCTAATGCAGCAGCATTTCAAGTTAACAATGAGATTGCAGCTATATTAAACGTTATGGAAGAAATGGCAGGAGCTCCTAAAGAAGCTATGGGCTTCAGAACTCCTGGTGAGAAGACAGCATTTGAAGTACAACAGTTACAGAATGCAGCATCTCGTATCTTTCAAAACAAGATTAACCAATTCGAACAAGAGTTCCTAGAACCTGTTCTTAATACAATGCTAGAGCTAGCACAACGTAACATCAATATTCCAGAACTTGCTAAAGTTATGGATGATGACTTTGGTGTACAAGACTTCTTATCAGTAACTAAAGAAGACTTAACAGCTAAAGGTAAAATCAGACCTATTGGTGCTAGACATTATGCAGCTAGAGCACAACTAATGCAGAATATGTTAGGTGTATTTAACAGTCCTATTGGACAAGTTATTGCTCCACATATATCAGCTAAGAAACTTGCTAACA